TTTTAGGGTTTTCTTTAAGAAGTTATCAAATGATGGAGTCTGGTGAAACGCCTGTAAGATCGTGCGTTGGTTTGGCGTGCGCCGCTTATGCGCTAGGTATTAGAAAGTATCGCGGCCCAGATGCAAAGGTGTATTGGGATAACGTTATACGTAAGAATTGATGCAATCGTTGCGTGGTGTTAATATATATGCATGGATAAAAGAGCATCATCACATGAACGCGGATATAACAACAAGTGGCGCAAGGCACGCCGATTGTTTTTATTGTCAAATCCATTGTGCAGATATTGCGATGAATCTGGTTTTGTTAGCAAAGCAACAGTTGTCGATCACATTGAAGCGCACCGCGGCGATCAAAAATTGTTTTGGGATCAATCGAACTGGCAAGCATTGTGTAAGCGGTGCCACGATAGCGCAAAACAAAGCGAAGAAAAACGCGGATATAATATCGCCATTGGTGCCGATGGATGGCCGCTTGACGCTAGGCATCCAACCAATGAAGCGGATGCAGTCAGAGCGCGTAAAAATAAGAACAAATGATGAATAAGAACGGGGGGGGGTGTGTAAAAAGTTAATTGCCCCAATATGCACAACCGCCCTCCCCCCTTTCTTTTTTATCGAACCCATTTTTTGAGGTAAAAAAAATATTATGAGCAAAAAAAATAAAAAACCGCAGAAAACCGCGGGCAAAAAAGAAAAAAGTCAAGTAAAAAAAGATGCAAAAAGTGCATTAAAGACCCCCAAAAACACGCAAAAAACACGCAAAAAAACGCCAAGATCAAAATCAACAGCAAAAAAAACGCCGATTAATTCAATTTCTGAAACTGTAAAAGCGGGGCAAGGCGCGTTTTTAACGATAGAACCGCCAGAAAATATTAAACTTTCTGTTTATGAAGAACGATTTTTTGAAAATATTATTGATGAGTTTGCAACAAGCGAATGGACTCAACATACCATTGAAATGGCGGCAATATTGGCGCGTTGTATGTATAAATTAGATTACGAAACAAAGAAAATGAAGCGCGAAGGATCAGTTTTAACACGCAAAAAAATCATCCCGCCTGTTATTTGCAAAAAAACTGGTAATACATTAAGGGAAGCCGAAGAATTTATTACATCGCATTACGCAAACCCGCGTAAAACATTTATTGATTCATATACAAATCAAATAATAGCGTTGCGCCGTAGTCTTTCATTGCACGCCCGCGCAACAGATGGCGATACAAGGGATATAAAAAACCGCCGCGCCGCCGCTAAAAAAATTGAAGATGGAATTAGAAATGCGGATGATCCAATGAGTTTAATTAATTTTCCAACACAACATTAACGGATCCGGGAAACATGAATGGCAAAGGATTTAACCCGCGGTGAAAGAGTAATATTATTTATTGAGAATTATTGTGTAATTCCCGAAGGCGAACTTGTTGGCAAACCAGTAAGGCTTGCGCCGTTTCAAAAAGATTTTATTTTAGCAATCTATGACAGTAAGACACCAACGCACACAGCTATTTTAAGCATGGCGCGTAAAAACGCCAAAACCACGTTAATCGCTTTTTTACTGTTAGCGCATATTGTCGGCCCCGAAGCAAAGCAAAATTCAATGATTATTTCTGGTGCAATGAGTCGTGATCAAGCCGCCATTGTTTATAGCCTTGCATCAAAATGTGTTGATTTATCACCAGCATTAACACCCCATGTAAAACAAGTGGCATCGAAAAAAATATTAATAGGCATACCAATGAATGTTGAATATCAAGCCATTTCCGCCGAAGGTAAAACGGCACATGGTAAATCACCAATACTTGCAATATTAGATGAAGTTGGGCAAATAAAAGGGCCGCAATCGGATTTTATTGATGCTATTACAACCGCGCAAGGCGCGTATGAAAACCCCCTTATAATTTGGATTTCAACACAGGCACCAAGCGATAGTGATTTATTTTCTATATTGATTGATGATGCGAAAAAAAATAAACCCGAAGGCGTGGTTTGTCATTTATATGCCGCGGAATTAGAAGATGATATTATGAGCAAAGAAACATGGAAAAAAGCCAATCCAGCATTAGGGCTTTTTAGATCAGAAAAAGATATGAGGAAACAAGCAAAGAACGCAAGCCGCATGGCATCGTTTGAAAACACATTTAGAAATTTAAATTTAAATCAACGTGTTTCTGTTAAATCACCTTTTATATCAAAAAGAATCTGGAAAGAGTGCGGCGGGCATACAGGCGTGCAACCAAGCGATTGTGATGTTTTGTATGGCGGGCTTGATTTGTCGCATCGTTTTGATTTAACGGCATTTGTTTTAATCGGGAAAATTGATGATATATGGTATTGCTTCACGTATTGTTGGACTCCAGAAATTGGCTTGATTGAACGCGCAAAAAAAGACAGGGCACCATATGATGTTTGGGTGCGCGAGGGTTATTTGAAGGAATCGCCCGGCGCTTCAATTGATTACGAATTTGTTGCGCGGGAAATGGCGGATATTTGTGATGAATTAGAAATTGCCGCGATTGCATTTGATAGATGGCGTTTTGATATTTTACAAAAAGAAATAGACCGCATCGGCGTTGTTTTACCATTTGTAAAATGGGGACAAGGGTTTAGGGATATGTCACCCGCGCTTGATTCAGTTGAATCAATGCTATTAAATAAAAAATTAAGGCATGGCGATCACCCTGTTTTGACAATGTGTGGCGCAAATTCTATGGTGACAAAAGACCCTAGCGGAAACAGAAAACTTGATAAAACGAAAACATCGGGTAGGATTGATGCAATGGTTGCGCTTGCAATGGCGGCTGGTGTTGCGGAACGTGATGAAGATTTAGTTGATTTGGATGATTTCTTGAATGATCCAATAATGGGGTAAGCGGTTGCGCGGGCAATTAAAACCGCGTATTATTTTAAAAACAAACCGCAGAAAAGGCAATTTTAATGGGATTTTTTCAAAACGTATTGCATATATTATCTGGCGGGCAATCCCGTAACATCGGATTACAAAGCGGTTTACCATCATCATATGCAAATGACGCGGCAAGCCGCGTTACAGTTGATACGGCTATGCAGTTAAGCGCGGTTTGGGCGTGCGTTAGGATCATTACAGAATCCATTGGATCATTGCCCATTAACGTTTATAAATTATCAGATGGCGGCGTGCGCACGCCTTATCCAGAACACGCATTATCAAGGTTATTCCGTAATAAGCCGAACCGCTGGCAAACCAGACAAGAATATATTGAAAGTATTGTTTACCAGTTTGCATTACAAGGTAATGATTATAGCGCAATACAACGCGCACCAAACGGCGATATTATTGGTTTAGTACCGTTTATGACACCGCAAATGCAAGTTGCATTAAAGGATGATGGCGATGTTTCATACACCTATCAAGACAACAAAGGACAAAGAACATTTAATTCAAAAGATGTTTGGCACAACAAATTATACGGCAACGCTATTGTTGGATTATCCCCATTAGGGCACGCCAGAAATACAATTGGTGTTGGGCAAGCCGCCGAACATAGCGTAACAAAAATATACAAGAATGGCGGCAAACCATCTGGTATTTTAACAATTGATAAGCCGCTTAAACCAGAGCAAAGAACAAAAATCAAAGAAAACTTTAGTGAATTAACAGAAGGTGATGATGCACGCTTATTTGTTTTAGAAGCTGGTTTTGATTACCAACAAACATCATTATCGCCATCTGATATTGAGTTGTTACAATCGCGCCGTTTTCAGATTGAGGATATTTGCAGATTTTTCAATGTGCCATCTGTTTTAGTAAATGACACCAGCCAAAGCACGGCTTGGGGTTCTGGTATTGAACAATTAATACAGGGTTTTTATAAGTTTGGTTTGCGCCCATATATGGAGCGATACGAAAACAGCATGAAAAGCAATTTGTTAAGCGCAACAGAGCGCGACACAATGGATATTGAATTTGATTTTAATGCGTTGTTGCGCCCAGATTTGAATGATAGAATAAAAGGGTATGGCGAAGGCGTACAAAAAGGTATTATGACTCCAAATGAAGCCAGAATATTAGAGGGCTGGAAACCAATGGCAGGTGGTGATACTATATATATGCAACAGCAAATGGCACCAACAAAGATTTTGGAAACTTTAGACAGAAAAGGCATTGGCAATGAAAAACAAAACAAAGATTAACGCCCAGCAAGACATTATGCATGGTGATGTGCGTAGTTTTTTACCCAACAGCATTAAGTCACGTTGGAAGCCAGAGATACGCGCCAAGGCAAACGCCGCGCAAGATACAGCCACGATTAATATTTACGATGTTATTGGGATTGATTTTTGGACTGGCGAAGGCATGACAGCAAAAATCGTTTCATCTGTTTTGCGCCGCAATGCTGGAAATGATATTACCGTTAATATTAATTCGCCGGGCGGTGATTTTTTTGAAGGTGTTGCAATATACAATCTTTTAAAAGAACATGATGCCAAAGTTACGGTGCGCATTGTTGGTATGGCGGCATCTGCC